CCGCTCCCTCTTATCAATAAGTGTATCCTTTCTCCATGTGCTCTTGCATCACTGCTCGGTTCTTGTCATCCATCCAGTTTTGCAGAGAGTGTCTTTCGTTGTCATCAAAACCAATCTTATTCCCGATGCCGAGTTGTGTTCCGCTAGCGGACTGCTCGTCTCTCCATCGTTCCGAACCGGAATATTTGCCAGCGTTCAGGTAATGCTGTCCTTCATGTCCAAAGAGCGATCCCAGCCAGGCGGCTGAAACGCCGGGAGCCTCCATGTAGTCCTTGGACAGCGTTATGGAGCCCTTGCCGGTCGCGCCGAGTTTGTCCTTGTTCAGAGTAGTCTCGAAAAACGAGGAAATCTGCGCAATGGCCTTCTTTTCGTCGTCTGTTAGCTTGTCGGCATTCTTGTTGAGCAGGTCCGCGGCAGCCGTAATTGCCTTGCTCGCCCTAAGCTTTTCCTCAGCGGAGAGCCTTGGGTCGTAGGCAATTGTCACGTCTTTGTTCAGAACCTTTATCGATGCAGCCGGTTGCGCCTGCGCCGGTTGTTTCCCCTGGGGCTCGCTGATCAAAACGTGATTGCCGTTGATCGTAACCCAGTGGTCCCCTGGACCATCACGCTCCTCGTCGCCGCGTGTCGAAAATTCTCCGGGCGTCCGAGCTGCCATCCGCGCGGTCGGCTAACGTACCGGGGCCGGGGCGGGTGGCGGACTGACTCGGCGTTTGCGCACGACGTGCGGCTGCTGCATTGAGGAATCCGTCGGTGGTGCGGATGTCGTCATCGCCCGCAGATGTGCTTCCGCATGCGCCCGCACATTCGCAAAACCCACCGGATTCGTCATCTTCGCCGACTGCCCCGCCTCCGAATTCACCCACCTCTTGCACTCTTCAAACTCCACCGCATGATCATCCATCAGCAAATCCACCGGCACCGACGGCAGAACTACAATTCCGCCTCCCATCGGGTTGTCATCCCGAGCATCAGCGAGGGATCTGCTTTCCTGGTCGCCGGTCGCTGGTCGCTGGCCGCCTCTTCCCACCACAATCGGCGCGCTTCCCAGCAGCACCTGTATCTCCCGCAATTGTTTGTTCCGCGAGTCCTCTCCCGGTATCACCAACTCCGTCAAACCCAACACATTCTTGATGTACCCAAGATTCGCCGGATCCGCGAGCGCTTCCTGAATCAGCGGATCCTTCAGCCCAAACAATTGTTGCAGCACGCCTCTCTGTTGCGACTTCAGCCGCGGGAACGTCTCATCCGCTTCCGGGTGCACGCAAATATTCCCTTTCAGATCTCCAACGCGAATCATTCGCGCGTCCAGCGTCCCATCCGGCCCCAGCAGCGGCACATCCACGTCCTCCGGCCTGTTCTTCCGGAAGCAATCCACGCCCAACAGCATCACTTCGCCGTAAAATTGCTTCAGCCGCCGCCACACCAAACCCAACCGCCCCATAGCCTGGTCGCGCGCCATCGCGTATCCGCTCGCTGTCTTCACGTCCTCCATGTTTCCGCCAAACACCGCGGGAAACAGTCCCGTCAAGAATTGCGACACCGGCCCAATCAAATCCTGCTGGTGACGAATCATGTCCGGAGGCACTTGCGCCGGCGCCGGCTGGAAGAATCCCGCCGCTAACGGCTGCCCTGGCCGCGCGCGAGCCGGAAAATGCGCCGCCGGCTCCGCCACCTGGTTCGCCAGCGCATCAAAGTCCAGCACTTGCGGATCGGCGTATATGGGCGGAATGCCATACTCATACGTCTCCGCCTGCATGTTGCTTAACGTGTTGTAGCGTTCCTGCACCTGCACCAGCGAATCGCCCACGCTGGGACGGTTCTGCCCGTCTCCCGGCAGCGCGTGCAGCACACGCCAGTGATCGTCCATGCTTTCGTTCCGCGCCTCGCAGTACACATCGCCCGCAAACCCCACGTAGCAACCGTCCGGGAACAGCGCCAGCAGCTCGTTGCGCACATCTTCATTCTCGATTCCGTAAAACGCCCACGGCCGCAGCCACGTCCGGTCAAACGTAATCAAATTCATCAGCGCGTCGCCAGGATGAATCGAAGGCAGCCCCTGCTCCACGCTCAGTCGCGACACGCGCGCGTACACATCCTCCGCCCCCTGCGATGGCGCCGACTCAATCTTCCCCGCCGCCAGCGGATACGCCGCCTTCAATTTCGCCCGGTGCACTTCCGCCTGCCATTGCAGGTACGGATATTCGTGCATTTCATTCGCCCACACCGGCGTATTCAGCTCCAGCCCGCCCGCAATCGAAATCTCTTCCTGCCCGTTCGCCACCCGCCGCGTCTCGACCACGCGCGGCACCGTCACGCGTTCCGCCCTCCGCAAATCCTTTTCCCCCAACTCCTCCCCGCACCCAGGGCACGTGATTCCGTGATCCGTGTTTCGTGTTTCGTGATCCGGGCCGACGCTGACAGACTCTTCACCGGCGTCGGTGTCCGTCTCTTCGCCGGCCACTGGTCGCTGGCCACTGGCCACTTCCGTCTCCTTCCCGCAACTCGGACAAATCCACACATCCTCGCCCAGCGGTATTTCTACCGCCGCCAATATCTCTTCCTCCCGAAACCCAAACCGCTGCCCATCCTTCACATACCGCACATACGCGCCCAGCTTCCCATCTGTCCACAGAAAATACCCAATCGAAGTCAGCAAATGCTCCACATGATTATTTCGTTCGACTAACTCCGCCACGTCGCTGGCCGCCCGCGCCGCTGCAATATCCACCAGCGATTGCGCGGATTGCGGGTAGAACCGGACGCTCGGCACGTCCTGGGAGAGCACCGCCACAAACGACAGCCCAAATCCCTGGTAAAAATTCGTCACGAACTGGTAGCGCGGCATCTCTTCCAGCGTCCGGTCATCGTTAAACTTCTGCTCGAACGGCAAGTGCCAGTTCATGTCATTCGGGTTCCACCACGCGTACTGCAATCCCTGCCAGAACAGCCGCGCCTGCCGAATCCGCCGGATCTCGTGCATCCGCGCCGTCACGCCCTCGACGCGGTATTGCCGCACCAATTCACGCAGCGCATTCACCAGCTCCGGCCGCTCCTCCTCCAACCTTTCAAAGTTCGGCCCCAAGTCCACCACCTGGCCCGCCTGACCGTCCTGCCCGTCACTCCGAGCGGAGTCCGCGAAGTGAGGAATCCCTCCTGCATCTGCCGCAGCCCCCGCATTCCCATCCGCCGGCGCCGTCATCCCCGCTTCCCAATCTGTCATCGCGTTTTCCATGCCGTCTCTCATCATCTCTTCTCTAGGCTCTATCTGTTCTCTGTGCCCTCTGTGTTCCTGACTCTGTGAACTCTGTGTTACCGTCCCTGTTGTCTTCCCTCACCCCTTCATCGCCTCCAACTCATTCTTCCGCTGCACCTGCTGCCAAGACCTCTTCCTCAGCCGAGGCAATTCCACCGACTTCAACGGTTCCGCAAACTCCACCGGCGGAAATCCCGCCGTGCCCAGCAGCGAATTCAGGAGCGCCCGGTTCTCTCCCCGCAGCCGCGCCACTTCCTCCTCCAGCATCCGCACATACCGGGTTTTGAAGAGCCCTCGGAATAGATTGTAAATGGTATTCATGTCAGTCAAAGTGTCAGACAAAATGTCTTACAAAATATCTTACAAATGTCTGATAGCATGCTATACTCTTCCTAGAGGCGACCAAACATGCCATCGCGTGCCAACCGCTGCAAGATTTCCACCACGGTAGCCCCCGAGACGGACGCTTTCCTCAAATCCCTGGTTCGACGGGGCAAGGCGGCCAATCTGGCCGAAGCCGTCGATCGCGCCGTGGCCGTTGCACGCCGCGCCGAATCACGCAGGAAACTGGAGGCCGCTACCGCCGCCTATTACGAGTCTCTGTCACAGGAGGACATTGCAGAGGAAACCGCCCTGGGACTTGCGCTCTCTCACGAATCAGGCAAGGTGAACTTCGATGAGTGATGCCATCCCTCCCTGGCCTGCTTGCCATCGTGGGGAGATTTGGACTGCGAATCTCGGCGACCCTCCCATTCGCCACTGGGTGGTCATCCTCTCCGTCGATGGCCGCAATCTCAGCCGCCACAGCGACTCTGTCCTGGTCGTTCCCTTCAGCTCGAGGGGCATTGAAGGCCCATCTGTAATCCGGATCGAAGCAGGGGAATCCAGCCTGCCAGGCCCCTCCTGGCTAAAGTGCTACTTTATAAATACGGTCCGCAAATCACAGCTTATGGAGAGACTTCCCCGCCCATTGTCGAGCCGGCGGATGCGAGAGGTCTGCCTCGCCGTTCGCCGCGCGATTGACCCGGACGCTCCGCGCTAGTTTCTCGCCTCTCACCAACTCCACCGCCGCCTCGGCAGCCTATGTGCCCCAAACTGTTTCCGCGCCTCCGCCTCCAACCTCTGAAATTGAATCGCGCGCGAAGTTGGCCCTTCCGCCGTTACCTGCCGGGCGATCTGTTCCCCCAGCGGCATCCCCGGCATGAATCGCACCTGAGAATAAAGGGGCGGAGCCTGCCCCGCCCCGGGTCCGCCTCTGGCGGATGCCCCAACACCGGCGTATCTCGCGCCGGGAACTATTCCATACCGCGCCGCATCGGCCGGGTCATCGCCTTCCATCTTCCGCACATCCTCGACCCGCCGGTTATCCCGCACCAGTTGCGGCAAACACTCGATCAATTTCCCGCAATTCCCCGTAATCACCCAGGCGTCCTGCTCCAGCAACTGGTACATCAGCTGCCATCCGCCAATCCGGTCGTCATCCGCCGGCACAGGCCGCGGCAATCCATTCGTCTCCAAAACCTCGCCAAGCTGCTCCGCAATCGATGCCTCGCTCGTCCGGTGCGCAAACGCATCCGGCGAAAGGTAAATCTCCTGGATCTTCTCGCCCTTGCACCGCTCCGCAATCGCCTGCCCCAGCATGCGCGGCGAAAGTCCGTTCTGCACAAACTCCTTGTAAGTCACAATCCGCGCCGCTGCCTCGGCCCCCACGCCGTTTGAATTCGCACCCGCCGCAAATCCGTCATCCCGAGCGAAGGCCGCTACTTTTGCGGCCGCAGTCGAGGGATCCCTTTTCGATCGATCCGCGCTCGCCCAAGGGTTTCCCGGCTCTGCCGCGTGCCAGTACACCGCGCTGGGATGCTGAAATCCCCAGTCAATCGAAATCCACCGCGGCCACCACTCCCGCATCCCGATCTCTTCCGGCCGCGCCGTATGCCGCCCAATCTCAAACAAATCAAAATACTGCCCCGAGAGAACGTCCCAGTCCCCATCCAGGAAAGCTTTGCGCAGTTGTTCCGGCAACGCCTCCAGCGTCTTCCGGTAATTCAGGTCGTTCGCATAAATCGGATTGTCCGCAATCCGCGCGCGGATGAAGTCGTAATCCCCCGGATCGTATTGCTCCGGCCGCTCAAATCCGCTCGGCGGCTCTTTGTCCACCCAGAGCGCCTTCACCCAGGCGTGCCCGATGTTGCCAGGGTTCGTCGCCCCCGCCATGCATGGGAATGTGCCCGGAATCGGGCATCGGTTCCGCGAAGTCAGGAATTGCCATTGCTTCAGCGTGAAGTGCGTCAGCTCATCGATCCCGATGAACAAAAACTCCGCACCCTGGTATTGGTAAACATCATTCTCGTTCCGGCAGTACCCAAATCGTATCGTCGACCCGTTCCACAACGTCACGATGTGCTTCGCTTCGTTGTAACTTTCGTAAAGATCCCGCGGCACATCGCGTCGAAACTGCGCCAGCAAGGAACCCTCTAACTCCGGATACGTCCTCCGTAGCAGTAGCGTGTCGATCCCATCGTTGAGCAGCGCTTGAAAAATCGCCTCCGAGAGAAGCGCCCTCGTCTTTCCCGGACCGGCAGCACCACCAAACAAGCGATATTTTTTCGTTGAATTGTGAAAATCCTTCTGCCGATCAAATGGGGCATACGATGCGCTTAGTAAGGACCGCTCGATCATCTTTTTGGAGTGCGGCGGCTAGCCGCCGCTTTTTCGGCGTCGAGGCTTTCTGCCAACTCCAGCCGGCCATCTACCGCGCACTCACGCTCCGCGTAGTTTCTTCCCTACAAAAAACGCAGAGATTCCGCCGATCAATGCGGCCGCCGCTCCCCAATGATGCAGGCTCAATACCACGCCAAGCACCACTGCACCAACTCCGGCTATCTGCGCCACTTCTCCGATAAACACGATTTTAGCGCTTGTCATACGTTGCTCCTCGATTCAGGATTGTTATTCGCGCTCTCTAGCCCGTGCCGCAACTGCGGACGGAATATCAATTACATACTGCTTTGCGGCACTTTCGCCGCCCCGCGAATTCTTTCCGTACTTCATTTCCAGCAACTGCTCCAACTGTCTCTGCGTCAGCCGTTCGTCGCCCCGTCTCAGCACAAATACCGCCAGTTCTACCAGGTCGATCTTTTTCTGCACCGCGGCTACAAATTTCGCGGCATCTTCAGGGAGTTCCTCCCCTCCACCCAATTCCGCCTTCTTGTCCCATGCACTTTGCGGCTCGTCCGATCGCGCCTTCTTCTCCTCCTTCTTTTGCTCCTCTATTTGCTCTTTCTTTTTTTCCTTCTTATCTTCGCTCTTCTTGGTCGCGCGCACCGCCTCGGGCTTTTCCCCAGCCGCTTCAGCGTGAGCTTCACGGGTCGTAGCGGTTGTCACGGAGGAGGTGGCACCACCGCCAACGGCCTCGCCGCTTTCGTCGTCAGTCGCAGCCGGCTCCAACTGCTTTCTCTCGATTGCAGTGCCTTCTGGCGGGCGCGCTACCCTGCGCGGTCGCGATCTGCCATGGACGCGCAGATTTCCGGACATCACGTTCATGCGCCGGAATTCCTTCATCGTCAAACTTCGTATGTAGCAAGCCATTCTTGCTCCTCCGCCTGGGTCTAAATCCTCCCTCCACCGCGCTATTTCTTCGCCCGCTCCATCCGCGGGCACTTCTCCGCCTCCACCTCCACCGCCTCATCCACCGCCGCCTCGTATACGATCGCACCCAGCATCACTCCAAAGATCGCGTCCCCATGCCGACGGCAAAATCCCGTTCCTTCTTCCGCCTTGCGCGCACACGGAATCCAAGCCGTGCGCGACCCCGCG